TTGAAAGCCTGCAATACGAAACAGGTGACGGGCGTAAAATCTGGCATAAGGTTGTTCGTTCTGACGGAAAAAAACAATGGGTTGGTCGAGCCACTGTAACCAATATTATAGCTGGCTCTGGAGAAGCCTCTGCATATGAAGCATTTAGCTGTAATATTCGTTTTGACCGTAAGCCGGAAGAAACCGAGCCAAATGGCGAAGGTGGCGGCGATGACGAAGGAAACGGAACAGAGGGAGCAAGTGCCGAAACTGATGAGGGCTATGCAGAAATTGACTAAAGAGGGGCTTAGTGCCTCTCTTTTTTAGGAGGGAAATTCATGTCGCAAGCATTAGAATTTAATATAAAAAAACAAGGTTTCCCCATTAAGATAGGGAATATCGAATTTTGGTTTGATGTAAGCCATGAAGCCATGCGCGAATTTATTGAAAAAGACCAAAAAGCGGGAGAAAAACTTAAAGAAATCGAAAAAAGGGCAGATGCTATCCAGCAATCGGATGATGATGAACTGACGAAAGCGGATGAAGCATTTGAATTAAAGAAAGAAGAACTGACTCTACAATACGATGCCATGCTTGGTGATGGGGCATTCGACAAAATTTACAGCCAATATCCCGACATAAGGCAATTGGAGAAAATACTAATTCCAATCGACAAAGCGGTCGGTGATGCTGTTCATAAATGGCTGGATGAAGATGAAAAAGAGCGCAAAGAAATACTTGAATCGAAGAAAAGCGAAGCCCTTAAAAAACAAAAAGCAAAGCAAAAGTAGGTGATTAAATGCGATTGAACGATGCATTAGTCACCTCTTTTAATTATGGCGAAAAAGAATATGATATTAATTTGGCTTTTGATGCAGTATTGGATGCCTTTGATTACCTCAATGATGAAACACTCAGAGACTATGAAAAAGCAGTCATTTGTCTATCTCTTTTGCTTGGAGAACAAGACTATGAGCCGTCTATAGATTTTTGGAATTATATTTACGATGAATTTATAAGAATTGAAGCAAAAAAGCCTATTGAATATGACTTAAAAGGCAATCCCATGCCAGTGCAAGAGGGTGATAACGAGGATGTTCATATGGATTTGGAACAGGATGCAGAACTGATATACGCATCGTTTATGCAGGCATACAACATTAACCTCTACGAGCAGCAGGGGAAAATGCACTGGCAGGAATTTAGATCCCTTTTAAATGGACTCCCAACCAACACGATAATGCAACGGATTGTACAAATCAGAGCGTGGAGACCGCAGAAGGGCGACTCTGATGAGACAAAAGAGAACATGCGCAAATTACAGAAGATACACGCCTTGAAAGACAGGGAGGTGGAAGAATGAGCGATGGGTCTATCAGAATTGACATCGAGATAGATGGCCGACAGATAAGCCTGGCATCAAACGAGTTAGACAATTTGGAAGCATCCGGGCATAAAGCCGGAGAAGGTGCCAGGGAAGCTGGAGAAGGTGCAAAAGGTGCAGGGGATGAATCCCAAAAAGCAGGCGGCAAGGTCAGAAAGTTTGCTAGTGCATTAGGTCTTGTGGCAGTAGGTGCTGCAGCTTTCCAAGTGTTAAGGCGATCTATGGACGATGCCATAGCACGGTTTGACACCATGGATCAGTTTCCGCGAGTTTTGGAAGGTTTGGGAGCATCTGCCGATGATTCAGAGCAGGCTGTACAAAGGCTTGCGGATGGAATAGATGGCTTGCCTACCAAGTTAGATGACATTACGAACACCACGCAGCGCATGTACACAGCGTTTGATGATGCGGATAAAGCGGCGGACTCTGCCCTTGCCGTGAACAATGCTTTGCTTAGTTCCAGTGCAAGCGCCACAGATGCCAGGCGTGGAACAGAACAATATATCCAGGCGCTCCAAACTGGCCAGGTAGACATGCGTCAATGGCGTACGTTACAAGAGACCATGAACGTCGGTCTTGTCAAAGTAGCTGAATCTTTTGGCTATGCCGGAAGTAGCGCTACTAATGATTTATATGCCGCATTGCAAGATGGCACGATCACGATGGACGAGTTTAACGACAAGCTGATAGAAGTCGGGACCGGTACAGGTGAATTAGCTGGACTGGCAAGAGAAAACAGCCTTGGTATTGCTACATCTTTTGGGAACTTGAGATATGCGGTGGCAAGAGGGATTACAAACGTCATTGAATCCTTTGATCATTTGTCGCAAGAGGTAACAGGTAAAACAATTGCTGAGAATATAGACAGCATGAAAGACACGGTTGTGGCTGCTTTTGGTGTGGTAGCGAACGTTATCGAGGGATCAGTTCCGATAGTAAACCTTTTCGTATCTGCTATTTCTGCGGCAATAGATGTAGTCGACGTTTTGTCTCCTGCCATCGTCGGTTTGACAACAGCTTATGTGTCATATATTGCTATCACGAGAGCTAGCGCTGTAGCGATCGGAATAGCGACCGCCGCAAAAGGTGCTGCAACTGCCGCAACTTATGCGCTTAGTACTGCAATAAGGTTTCTAAGTGGACCCGTGGGATGGGTCGTAACCGGAATAGGGGCACTGGCCACTGCTGCTGCCGGGGTTGTGAAATGGCTAAATCGTTCAAGTGATGAAGCTGAACAACTTAAAGACGAAACCGAGGATTTAGGCGATGCTACAGACGCATTAACCGATTCAGTGCAGGAGTCAGCCGATGCTTACCGGAACTCACAAAAAGAAATTGAGGATACAGCGAGGGCTAACAGTGATCTGGCTGATAAGATCGATGAGCTGGCAAACAAGGAAAATAAGTCTGCCGGCGAGAAGCAGATGTTATCCCGGTACGTTGACGAGTTGAACGAATCTGTTGAAGGCATGAATCTTTCTTATGACGAACAAGCTGATGCGCTAAATAAGTCATCAGAGGAACTTCAAGCGCGTGTTGATCTCATGAAAGCTGAAGAAAGCGGCATCGCGGCTCAAGAGCGATTAAATGAAATTGAACAGGAACGCAATGAAATTGGTATGCAACTAGAGGAAGTCAACAGATTGAGGGAAGAATGGAATGAAGGCCTGAGAGACGGCACTGTGAGGTCTGGAGAATATGCGAATGCTATTTCTGATTTAGACGATCAAGAGCAAGAGTTGAGAGGCACGTTGGCCGATTTAGAGGTACAACAAGCGGAAACCGAGGAACAGGTTGCCATTTCTACGGCGAATATGACTGCTGCTATTGAAGAAGGCAATCTGAATATGATTTCCTCTTATGAAGATTTATCCGAGGAACAACAAGAAATCTTTGACAGGATGACTGAAACATACGAGGAATTAGTGGAGACTGCTACGAATGCTTTTGATCGTATATCCACCGAATCCGAGTACTCTTTAGAAGAAATGATAGAGAACATGGAACATAACCGGAAAGCCACACAGGAGTGGGGAGAAAACCGGGCAGAGATCATGGAATGGGCTTCAAAAGAAGGCCATACCGGGTTCATGAAGTGGGTTGATCAGTTAGGTATAGATCACGCTGGTGAACTGGCAGAAATGGCTAAGGCTCTGGATGGTTCTAGCGATGAACAGATTAGTTCTCTGGAGGAATTGGCTAAGGGTTACGATGACAATACACAAGCGGCTACTGAGGCAATGAAGCGGGGTCTTGGAGAAGGATTCGATGATGCTGTCGACATGGCTGTCGACTTTGTAGATGAAAGCTCTACAACAATGCGATCCGAAATGCACGATGCCGGATTTGACAGCATCGGGAGAATCGCACCTGACGAAATGAGAAAAGGCATAGGCGCAGCATCTGGTGCGGCAATCGGAAGGATCAGAACACTAGCAAGCGATATGAAGTCGCCATTTAGTAGCACAAGGGGTGATTTTAGCGCAATTGGAGCAAGTGCTATGTCTGGGCTTAACGCAGGGATTAGCAACAATGAAGGTAACGTATTGGCTACTGCTAGAAGGGTAGCAGGAAGTGTTTCAAGTGTTATGAGAAGTGTATTTCAAACCCGATCCCCATCCCGTGTGACGATGGAAATAGGGGAAATGGTTGCTCAAGGGTTGCAAGTTGGAATTGAAAAAGGTGCAAGTAAAGTATATGGAGCGGCTGAGGAATTATCCGGCGGTGTGATTAAATATTCTACTCCTGAAATGGCACTAGGTGCTAACAGCATGGCTTTCACAGGCGCAGGAAGTCAAACGATTAACAGACAATCAACGGTCAATAATAGTCGTTCTTATGCTCCACAGATTAACAATTACTTTACCAGGGATGAGTCCACGCCAAGTGAAGTAGCAAGAAAGAACAAGCAACAGCAAAAACGTTTAGCAATGGAAGCGGGGTTTTAACGTGTTTAGGTTGATTTATACGAATTCAAGAGGTCAATCAATAGAAATGTTCGGCTCCCCC